GCACCTGCTGTAATTACACCCTTATTATTAACAGTAACCGATTGATAAGTACCAGCACTAACTCCACTTGTTGAGGTCGTTAAATTACCAGAACCATCAACAGTTAAACCTCCTCCAGATGTAATTTGTACTGCACCTTTAGCACTTGTAGTAGCAACAGGAAGATCACCAGCTACTAATGCTGTAGCAGCAGTAATCATTCCTTGATTGTTAAAAGTTATTCCACTAACTGTTGCTCCCGTAACGCTATTAGTAAGTGATAATGCACCTGCCCCACTAACACTCAAACCCGTTCCAACAGAGACACCACCAACAGCAGATGTAGTAGCAACAGGTAAATCTCCAGCAGCAAGAGCAACTGTTCCTGTAATTAAGCCTTGAGCGTTATATGTAATTCCTGAACGAGTAGCAGCAGTAATTGTGTTATTAATTCCAAGATTGCCACTAGCTACATTTAATGAACGATCAAGGTTAGAAGTATTTAATTTCGCTGGTGTAATACTTGCATCTCTTATTTTTGTTGCACCATCTAAACCTGTTGTCGAATTAGTAGATGTTTCAACTTTATCATTTGTAATTGCTCCATTCTGGACAGCAGCAGTATCAACAGCGTTATTTGCAAGCTCGGAATCTGTTACAGAATTTGCTGCTAATTGAGTAGAAGTTATGCTTCCTGAAACTAATTTAGTAGCTGCAATGCTTCCCGCTAATTGTGCATTAGTGATTGTCCCAACTAATGCTGAAGTCGGATAACCTGTAGCATCTTGCAAATCAAATGCAGGCGTAGCGTCAGCCGTACCAAGGGTTACGGAAACTCCTCCTAAAGAAACACTAGAGGAAGCAAGTTTAGAAACTGCTATAGATCCTGCAAGTTGAGCATTTGTAATTGTTCCTGACAAAGAAGATGCAGGGTAATTAGTTGCATCTGTTAAATCAAAAGCAGGAGTGGCATCTGAAGCTCCTAATGCAACACTTACACCGCCTAATGTTACGGAAGAATTTGCTAACTTAGCATTTGCAATACTACCTGCTAATTGTGCATTAGTAATCGTGCCAACTAAAGAAGAAGTTGGATACCCAGTAGCGTCAGTTAAGTTAAACGCAGGTGTAGCATCCGTTCCACCAAGAGCAAGCGTTACCCCTCCAAGAGAAATAGTTGAACCAACTAATTTTGATACATCAATTGATCCTGCTAGCTGAGCATTAGTTATTGTTCCTACAAGTTCTGTCGTTTTATAACCAGTTGCATCTGTAAGGTTGAATGCTGGAGTTGCATCAGTTCCACCAAGGGCTAATGATATTCCTCCAAAAGAAACAGAAGAGTTAGCAAGTTTACTATTGGCTATTGATCCTGCTAATTGGGCATTACTTATCGTTCCACTTAAATTTGCTGTTGTATATCCAGTTGCATCGGCAAGATTAAACGCAGGAGTCGCATCTGTACCGCCAAGTGCTATTGAGACACCGCCTAAAGAAATATTGGTATTGGCTAATTTATCATTTGTTACTGCATCGTCTTGAATCGCTCCTGTTGCAACTTGGTCTGTTCCTAATGTTCCAACTTTTGCAGCAGGTATTGACGCTGCATCAATTAACGCAACACCAGCCTCAATAAGATCTTTAACTGTTACCTTTTTTGTCTCACTAGCACTCAGATCTGCAATAGCTAATGGGTCTGTTGCTGCTACACCTGCTTCTGCTAACGCTGGCAGATTACTAATTTCAAGATCAGGCATTTCCCTTAACTAAGAACCAATGAACATATATTACGGCTGATCGAGCAATATGGGACTTTGATCTTCCTGAAGAATCTTATATTCATCTTCCTGTAACAAGTATCCAGGTGTTGCACCTGTATTTAATGTAATGACATCGTTCGTTATAAATTCAATTCTTGTCGTTATTTCTTGGCTCGCAGAAACACTAACAGCAACATTTGTTACGACACACTTAGCCTCATACCAAACAGTATGGAGAGAAGTATTTGAATCTTTATAAATATAAAAACGTCCTTCAAAATCTGCTCCTTGCTGAAGACGAATAATTAATTGAGCAAGATAAAAAGGAAATTCTGGATCTCGCACTTCAGTATGATCAGCTAAATCTGAACTATGTTCCCATAAACAATTTAAAGTCCCTTGACCACTAATTAATCCTGCTTCGTATTGCTTTTTAAATTGAGCACCTAAAGGCGTTAAATCGATTTGATCTCTATTCGTAGTAATTTCAAAATCTTGTACTCTTGCTAAATGTCTAAACCTAGAGTTAACAGTTTGAAGTGTTACTTCTTTAGCAGCACTAGGAGTAACAAGTGTTAAAGCATCTGATTGTTTTCCTGTTATTGCAGCCGCAAACGTACTAAATAATCTAATTCCACCCATTTTATCAACATAAACATACCAATTTCCATCTGGATGATTATGACCACTAACAAGTTCTAAAGTACTTTTATCAACTGTTGCAATCTCTACACGATCTCCAGTAATTAACGAACCAGAAGAATGATCAATTGAAAATCTTTTAGTTGTTGTATTTACATCATGCGGATCTAACTTCGTTTGGATAGGGGATGACAAAGTATCCCTGCGAATTTCTACTTCGCCATTTTGTCCAAAATAAACAGCCACGATTAAGTAGTAAGAGTATCAGTACTTGGAGCACCATCGACTTCAAAACTAAAATCAACAGATGAAATTTCTCCTACAGAACTACTCATAGAAACTGATGTGACATAAGCACCAAATTCAATATCTCTTGCGTTTGTATCTGAACCTGATGTTTCTTCTAATCTAAGTTTTAAAGTAACCTTGTCTGATTCAGTTCCACTACTCTTTATAGCTGCTGTTAATAAATCAGTTACGTTGGGAGCACCAGCAGCAGTAGCGGTATAGTAATAAGCTCTTGCACTACCTGAATAACTTCTAACTCCTGGCTTTAATGTTCTATCTGTATCACCCATTGCTGTGATCTCAAGTACAGACATTGACTGTGAAAAACTCCAATTCTGTAGTTGAGCAACATTAGTTCCTCCTACATACAGCTTTCCGTCTTTTCCACTGAAATACTTCGCCACAGCCCTAAATCAAAAACATTGTGTTTATTCTACGGTGAATCGAGACAAGCGACAAAACTACAACTAACATTACTTGTTCCTTTAAAAGTACTTGTGACACTTGGAGGAGCAGAATATCTCCATTTCAAACTTGATTCAGACTCTTTTAAATAAGCCAAAAGGCTAGTGTCAGTCACACCTGAAGTTGCATAACCACGATCAAAAGTTACATAATCCCAATCAGAATTTACATCTTCATAGTTAGCCAAAATTAAAGCAGCATCAGCATCAGAAATATTTGAAAAACCTAGAGTCAAAGTTGCATTAACTCGTTTATTACCAAAACGAAGATGTGTCTTTGTACCATCTAACGATTCAAATGTAGTACTTGGATATGTTCCAGGGTTATAACTTCTGGAAGTTGGCTTAACGGTAGGAAATGGTTGTGCTGTTGCCATTTAGCTTTCTACTGGTGCGAAACGAGAACCATCGTTCCATCCTTGTAATATAGCTAGCTTACCGTCACTCGTTAATTCTGAATACGACCCAGAAAGTTCAATTAATCCATCCTCACCAAATGTAATACTTTCAACCTTGTAGCATTGATCAGAAGCTTCAGATTCTTTAATCGTAAATAACGATCCAGCGTAAGGTTGAATTGAACTTGGTGTTGAAAAATTAGCAGTTGCTTCTTTTACTTCTTGTTCAGCAGGATTCCAATAATAAAATGTCTTGCTTCCACTAATTGTGTCTTTACTTACAACCGTTCCATCATCAAGAATTGCACCGTTATTAAATCGCTGAACGTGTTGAGTTGTTGAATACACTCTTATGTAATCGCCAGGCTGAACACCATTGATGTAATGAGGAGCAGTTTTAAATGTAATTGTATGATCTACTTTTTCTCTATTACTTAGAACATATTTTCCAAAAGTTATTGCATGATCTGGGCTAGTGCAAAAGCCGCTTAAATCAAATGTCTCTAATGGATCATCTTCATGGGCTGATCCAACAAGACGAACCACTAAAGATTTCTTCTCAGAAAAACCATTAACTTTTTCTTTTCTATAAATAATATTTGCTTGGAATGTTTGTCTATCTTCAGGATTTAGGAAAGCTACGTTTAAATCTTTAATATTGCCATCAGTAAACATTGCTTTAATTGTTGGCTTCTTATCTAAATTCATTGCATGATCACTATCAAAAGGAACAGCAGGATATAAACTAAATTGTCCTCCAATAATCGTGAAATCTAATAAACAATAAGTTGCTTGTTCAAAAATAAATTCTCTTAAATTAACTCGATTTGAAATTACTCCATCCCAGAATAAATTATTTGCCTTACAAAACTTTGCTGCAACAATCATATTTGCTTCATTAACTGAATCTGTATTAATAACTTTTCCAGCACCTATTGTTGAATTAGTTAACAAGGCATAAGCAATTTCTGGAAATAAACTTGTCGATCTATCTGAACCACCTAATAAACTTTTTACTTTTATTCCTTTCTTAAAGTAAGCAGAAAACTGACTAAAGTTTGTCCACTCTTTTGAGCTATTAATTCTTAAACCTGCATACGCTAAATCTGAATATGTTGCAGGGCTGCCAAGACTATCAACTCCTTCTGTCCTTACTATTTCATTACAGTATGTAATCTGATGTTCTGGGCCTTCTAAATGGCTAGATTGATCACCTTCGTATTTCCAAAAATCAGCAGCAGCATCATAAAGATTTAAACGACTTGGTAATGTTTTTTCAACTGTATTTGAAACTTGCAATTCAATAATTTGTTCAGGAACAAGAGTTTCATCTGTATCATCTGGATCGTCTTGAGAAGGGATTCTAACTCTGTCTCCTTCCATGTAACCGCTACCTCTTGATCCTTCTAAATTCCATTCAGCGTAAATCTCTGTTCTTCCTGTATTAGCCCAAGCCTTAAATCGAACTTGAAGTCCAGAACCATTAGCAATATCATTATGTCCACCCCTATCTGTATTTGAAGTTGTAATTAATGAATTAATAACTGGATCTTCATTTTGCCATTCATCTTCTATCTTCCTTACATAGTAAAAATTAGTAATTCCACAGGGATGACCACCAGCAGACGAACCAGAAATACTGCTGTCAACAATAGGAATAAATTTACCTCCTCTTCCGTCATCTGTTGTGTAATGAAATTCAACTCCACTAACAGTTTGTCCTCCTCCATGTGCTGATACTAAAGTGACACTTGTAGGTTGTTGAGCATCACCCCATTCAGGACCATTTCTTCCCTGAATATTTGAGGTAACGTGCATATTATTAATATATAAAGCAAAAGTTGAAACTCCTGTAGAAGGCCAATCATCAAACCTAACAATAACGGTGTGATTTCCATAGCCAGGATAAGTACCACCATAAGAACAATCAGGGTGATATATTTTTGTCCATTGAACTGTTGAAACTCTTTTCTGAGGAAGATTATCTGAAGTGATATGAGAAGGAGAAGAATAACTACCAGTACCTTTTAAACCTTGAACATAGCCAGCAACAATTTGTCGATATGCGTTAGGTTCTCCAAAATCCCATTCTGTATTACTTAAAGTATCTCTTGTTAAAGCATAATTTTTTCTACCTGCAAATTTCACGGTATAACTGCTGTAGCTGAACTGTTGAATAGCACTGGGATCTGTTGCTCCATTTGAATTTAATAAGTTTACATAAACTGTTGTATTAGCAATAACTTGTTTAATAACATCATTACCAGGCCAAGGAAAAAATCTATACTCATATTGTTTATAAGGATGATCTATCCTTATATAGTTATATTGAAACTCAGGAGTATTACCTTTAACACAAAAAAGATCAAGATGGTTTGTTACTGGTGTCTCTAATGTCTGCCAATTATTACCTGTTCCTGCTTCTCTTACTTGTAATTTAAAAAAGCTATATCTAGTAATATATTTATTTACATTTCCTAATGTTAAGCTAGACCTGTCATTAAAAACAGTATCAATTTCTTCCTCTGTAGGTTTACTATTAACATTAGCAAAACTCATTTGTTTAAACACTTTTGACTTAATTCCTATTTCTGTGATATGACAATTTCTATTGTCAGAAACAGTTCCTAAATTAATTCTTTGAAGTACATATCTTTCGGCAGGTTCATATAATAAATAACTATCGCCATAAAACTGTTCATAATAATATTTGTCATCTTTTACTTGAAAGAAATCTCCTCCTGTATTCCATTGAGGATTATTACAATGCGTTCCTAAATTAGTAGTAGGAGCACATTCATATCTACCTGATTCTAAAACTTTAAATTGATAACCTCTAGTAAAGGATTCATTAGTTCCTTCCCAAGGTTGCCCAGGCCATTCTTCGTTTCCAATATGAGTGCAGCTAACTAACGCTGTACCTGCTAAATATTGCTCACCTTCAGAAATATAAGAATCAGTTGCTTCTCGAACAGTTTTAGTTACTGCATTAACATCTTCAACACCATGAGGGTCATAACCAACCCAATCCTGCTGCCAAGCATTTCCATTTGTCTCTGGGCCTCCTACCACTTGATAGGTCAAATACGTTCCAACTGAAAGATCACTATTACCTGCTTTTTGAGAACTATTTCCA